GTGCTCGCCCCCGACCTGCCCAACGTCCGCCGGTTCAGCGAACGCATCGACGAGCTGCTCGACGCCCGGATCACACTCACCCGCGACATGGCTGTGCTGCGCTGACATGGGCACAAGATGGCGGACACACAATGAGTCACCTGCCCACGTCTGGCCCGAGGATGATCTAGTCGACCACGATGTTGAGGGCGACGACTGCGTTTGCGGCGTCACGTCGGAGCCCGTCAAGCGAGACGACGGTTCGTTCGGGTGGGTCATCGTGCATCACGCGCTGGACAGTCGCAACTGACATGGGCACAGGATGGCAAGGCACACGCCGACCTAAGCGATGAGCCTGCGAGTGTGCTCACAACCCGGCTGCCCAACCCTCATCGACACGGCAGGGCGATGCCCGGCACACACCAAGGCAGCAGACAAGGCACGAGGCACACGGCAGGCACGTGGTTACGACAAGGCACACGAACACGAACGTGCGCGATGGAAGCGTCGACTAGATCGCGACCCTTATCCATGTGCTCGATGTGGTGAACCCATCCTTGTCGGCGATGCGTGGGACCTTGGGCATACAGACGATCGCACCACATGGACAGGACCAGAGCACGAGCACTGCAACAGGGCAGCAGGCGCACTCAAGGGCAATGCGCAACGCGGTTGATATCTCACCACGCGCATATGCCGCACTCTGTGTCGCTCGCATGGGTGGGGGGTATGCCCCTAATGTCCGTATTTCACAGGACCGTGGGTGAGGGGCGCTCTCCGCGCGAATAGACCAAACATTCCGGGACATACGTCATCCATGAGATATCAAAGCAGCCTTCGACTGATCCTCGGAGGTAGGAAAGCCCGCATCCCTAGCCTAAATGCATAGCGCCCAGCGCGAGGCTGGTCGCCGCCGACACCGGCGCGATGCGGCGAAGGAGGATCCTAATGGCATCAGGTGGAGCACGTAACCGTTCTGGCCCGAAGCCGGTTGAGGACTCTGGTCGTTCGGATCGTCGCGGCTTCAAGCTGACCGCGCTCCCGAGCGAGGGTTTCAAGGGCGTGGCTCCTGAGTTCCCACTGCCGGGCCGCACGGTCTTCTACACCGAGTGGGAAGACAAGCACCCTGTTCGCATCCTTGATGAAGCTGCTACCGAGCACGTCAGGGATCGTGAGGCTGCACTGTGGGCGTGGGTGTGGAGTACTCCACAGGCTTGCGCGTGGTCGATGCCATCAGAGCGTTGGCGCCAGTACTCCGTGGCGATGTGGGTGCGGACTGCCGTAATCTGTGAGTCGTCTGACGCGACGGCTGCGGACAAGAACTCGCTTCATCGATTCAGCGACCAGATCGGCATGACAACCGCTGGCCTTGCTGAGATGGGCTGGAAGGTTGCCGTCGATGAGGTGACAGAGAAGGCGCCGGCCAAGAAGACCGCCGCGGCCCCTCATGTACGCCGCCTTCGGGCTGTGGGCGATGGCAAGTGACTATATCGTCGACTTCCCGACCCTGGGTGACCTAGCCGACGCTTGGATCAAACATCACTGCCGGGTGCCGGACGGGTTCTCTCGCAAGAAACCGTTTGTTGAGTACGACTGGCAGTTCTGGGTGACTGCGAATCACTACCGGATCCGTGAGGATGCGAAGTGGATCCCCGAGCGTCCGTTGCTCAACCAGGCGTTCACGTACCGCCGCAGTCAGGTCGTCGCGCCACAGAAGACAGGCAAGGGTCCGTGGTCGGCGACGATCACGGCGCTTGAGGCTGTTGGCCCGTCGTTGTTCGGTGGCTGGGCGAAGGCTCGCGAGGTCTACGACTGCGCCGACAATGGCTGCTCGTGTGGATGGACGTTCGCCTACGAGGCAGGCGAGCCGAAGGGCATCCGTCACCCGTCGCCGCTGATCCAGCTCACTGCCACCTCGCAGGACCAGGTCGACAACATCTACCGGCCACTGACGGCGATGATCCACATGGGTCCGCTCAAGGAACTGATGAAGGTCCGCGAGAACTTCATCCGCATTGTCGGCGACAGCGATGACCCGGACATGGACCGCATCGACGCGGTGACATCGTCGGCGCCGGCCCGCCTGGGTAACCCGATCACGTTCGCGTTTCAGGACGAGTCAGGGCTGTACACGAAGACGAACAAGATGCGCCGGGTCGCTGAGACTCAACGCCGCGGCGCTGCTGGCATGGGTGGCCGCACGATCGAGACGACAAACGCATGGGACCCGGGCGAGAACAGTGTCGCGCAGACGACGTTCGAGTCGAAGGTGCCGGACATCTTCAAGTTCTTTCGCCAACCCCCGGCCAACCTGTCGTTCAAGAACAAGCGCGAGCGTCACAAGATCCTCGAGTACGTCTATGAGGGGTCTGAGCACATCACGATCGCCAGCATTGAGGCTGATGCGGTCGAGCTGATGGAGAAGGATCCCGAGCAGGCCGAGAGGTTCTATGGCAACCGACTCGTTCAAGGTCTCGGCTCATGGCTTCCCCCCGACTTGTGGGAGGCGTCGAAATGCAAGGCATCTGTCTAGGCTTCGACGGTTCCGACTCGGACGACTGGACGTGCATCCGCGCGGAGACGTTCGAGGGTGAGATGTTCACGCCGACCTACGGCCCGGACGATCGTCCGACGATCTGGGATCCTGCCGAGTGGGGTGGCCAGATACCTCGACTTGAGGTCCATGCCGCAGTCGGGGAGTTGTTCACCCGATACAAGGTCGCTCGGATGTACTGCGACCCGCCGTGGTGGCTCTCTGAGATCGAGGCGTGGTCGCTTGAGCATGGCGAGAAGGTCGTTGTGCAGTGGGCGACGTACCGCTCGACGCAGATGCACGCGGCCTGTCAGCGGTTCGTCACTGATCTGACGACGGGCAGCCTGACGCACGACGACTGCCCGATCACTGCGCTGCATATCGCCAACGCCCGCAAGGCTGCCCGAACAGGTGACCGCTACGTCTTGACCAAACCAGCCGGTGAGTATCACCGCAAGATCGACGCCGCTGTCACGTCTGTCCTGGCTCATGAGGCCGCGTGCGATGCGCGGGCTGCCGGATGGACTCCGAAACGCAACTCAAAAATGGTGGTGTGGAATTGAGCCCTGACCTGACTCCCGAGCAGTGGGTCCAACGCCTCACTGACCTTCATGAGACGTCGATGTCGGAACTGCGCAAACTCAACCGGCACTACGACCTTGACCAGCCGCTGTCCTACATGCACCCCGAGCTGTGGCTTGAGGTGTCCGAGCGGATCAAGCCGGTCCTGATCGCGTGGCCGCAGATTGTTGTCGACTCCATCGAGGAGCGCCTCGACGTGACAGGGTTCCGGTTCGACAACTCCACTGACGGCCGTGACGACAAGCGACTGTGGGATTGGTGGCAGGCGAACAACTTGGACGAGGGGTCCGAGCAGGTCCACCTTGAGGCGTTGATCTCTGGTCGTTCGTTCATGATCGTGGGCAGCCGCGAGGATGACAAGACGGTCCCGCTCATCACTGTCGAGTCGCCGCTGCAGATGTTCGCTGACTTCGATCCACAGACCCGTAAGGTCCGTGCGGCGATCAAGCGATGGGTCGATGGCACGGAGCAGTTCACGACGCTGTACCTGCCTGACAGCACGACCCGTTACGGGATCACCGGTAACGGTGCCCTTGAGGTGATCGGGACACCTGACGAGCATGAGCTTGGTGTGGTCCCTGTTGTGCCGTTCGTCAACCGAGGCCGCATGACCCGGTTGGATAAGTCTGACCATCTCACGACCCCGGGCCGCTCAGAACTGGCGCCGATCCTGCCTCTCTCTGACGCTGCGTGCAAGATCGCGACTGACATGATGGTGGCCGCTGAGACGGTTGCCATCCCGAGCCGTTACGCGTTCGGGCTGTCTAAGGATGACTTTCAGGACAAGAACGGCAACCCTGTCTCACCGTGGCGCACTGTGTTGGGCAAGCTGCTCACCCACGAGGACAAGGACATCAAGGTTGGCCAGTGGCCGTCCGCGGACTTGGGGAACTTCCACAACACGATCAACGCGCTCGCCCAGATCGTCGCTGCTGTCGCGTCGCTGCCGCCGCACTACCTGGGCTTCACGACGGACAACCCGGCTTCGGCTGATGCGATCCGCAGCAATGAGGGT